ATCAGCTACATCTGAAGAAACTGTTACTCGGAAATCATATAAACCTCTATCTCTTCTGATAGCATCTAATATTGGATTTACTGAGTTCAAGAAATCTTGTCTTACTTGTTCATCATTTTGATCAAACAATAATCTTACAGATACTGCTGAAATCAATTTACGAGCTTGTAATAACAATCTTCTTACGTTAATTCTGTCAAGAGCAGATTCTCTAACTTGTAAAGTTTTGTTACCCCAAATTACAGTACCAACATCAGAGAAGGTTGCGATTGGGTTAATTCTACCTTGGTAAAGAGTATCTCTATCTTCTTGTGTCAACTTCTTACGTGCTTTGATTGAGTTTACAATACCTCTTGTGTAACCTGCCGCTGCGAACCATGGGAAAGCAATGTTATCGGTTAACGCCAAGTTTCTTGTTACCTCAGCCGTTGCCGGAATGTAGATTTGAGTATTGTTTACTGTGTCGCGAGTTAATACCCATGGGTAATAAGTTGCGGTATAGTTAGAGTCAATTCCTGTTTGTTCTAAGTTATCAACCGCTTCTTGAGGGTAAATTATACCATCACCACCTGTTGTTGTTGGTAAGAACAAATTGTAGTCAGGTGTTGTTGTAATATAAAGTGAATCCGCTCTGTCGTTTTCAATCATATCAATTGTTGCCTCAACTAAATCACTATTATTAACGTAATCAATACCCGGAGAAACAAATACATTGATGTTAACCGCTTCAGGATTGGCAAATGTTTGAATACCTAACAAGTATGCGTAGTAGTCAGTATTTGCGAAATCTTGAGTACCATCCCCAACTGCGATTTGTTTGAATGCTCCCCAACCAACTGCGTTTGGATATCTATTGTCAGGACAAGCACCATTCAAGTAACCTATTCTACCTAAGACATATCTATCACTATTAGTTCTGTGTTCTCTATAAATGTCCCAACCATCAAAACCACCTTGTACTAATAAAGTGAATTTTCTTGAGTAAATTCTATAGTAAGGGTTTGTAGGATTATTTGGTTCAGATGAGAAATTAGCATCACCCACGTCAAATCTTGGAGTACCCGAAGTTGTAAATGCATCTGAAATAGTTATACCTGATGCGTCTTTATCCATGTGGAAACCTCTTGATCTGTAATTCCATTCACCACCTTCAAGATCACAAGTTGAAATAGGGTTTTGTTTACCAACATATTCAAAGTAATTACCATCCCAACTATTATTATTTGAAATACCTAAGTATGTTCTTCTAACATTATCACCAGGACTTTGGATTGGTGCTGCGAATGGTGGGTTAAATATTACCTCACCAGGGAAGTCATATTTTGTTTTATAAACCGGGAATGGTGAAGTTGCTGAACCATAAGTTCTAAAGTTAAACCCTTCAAAACCACAAGGTAAAGCATCTACAGGAGCATCTTCATTCATTTCTACCATAATGTATGTAGAATTAAGTTGGAACTCACCATCTAATGTACCCACTTTCTTAGCAATAAAATTATTTTGACTTGGATCCATACTACAGTTTGTAAATTTCTCTACAACAACCGGATTAGTATCAGTATCATAATAATCACGAACGAATACATCAAAAGTACCATTAGCGAATGAAATGTTTCCAATAGAAATCTTAATTTCGTAGTTAGCAGCATCTCCATCGGCAATAGTGTAAAACTTGAATAAGTTATAAACTTTAGTACCTCTAAGTTCAGATACAACCCAAGGAGAGCTTGGAGTTTGATATCTATCTAAATACCACCCAATTGAATCGGATGCGTTACTTTGTGCTGAATCCAAATCAACTAACACAGGTTTTAAACCTCTAATGAAACCTTTTCTCCATCCGTAGTTTAATAACGATTGGAATCTTTCCTCAACAAATAAAGGAACTACAGTTCTTGGTTTTGCAAAATTAGTTGTTCCAAATACTTTTGTTAAATACTCAGCATCTGATGTTGAGAATGACGCTTCAAAATTAAAGTTAACACCATCATTATTTGTTACATTTATACCAAATGGTAAGTATGGATTTTGTAATACTCCAGCATATTGACCTGTCATATCTAAAGACACATTATTCAAATTAGATACTTCATAAACAGGATTGTTACCATTTACGTATGTTGAAATACCTCTCGATCTAAATGTTGCTACAACCATATCGTCATAATTAGTATATGAAGTACCGGTATAGTAGTAGATTACACCCATTACAGATCCTGAGTAACATTCAACAGGAACAGGAATTGTTGTCGTTGTAGTTGTTGTTGGAACAGGCGTAACACAAGGATTAGTTGTTGTGGATGTTGTAGTTGGAGCTGTAGTGGTTGTTGTTATTGGAGTAATATTTGTGATACCCGTAACAATTGACCAAAAAGAAAAACCTGAATAACTACCACCACCATTATTATCAAACAATGCGTAGTACCATGATGTGTTAGCACCATCACATAAGTTATTTTGATCAAATGGTATTGCCGGTACACCGAATACGTTTGTTGTTGCGGTATAAGTACCGTTAACAGTTAAAGCACTATAATCATTTCCATCAACACTACCAAAATAACTAATTAAATTATCTTCAGCAGTTAATGGGTTTGTACTTGTCATTACATTAAAGATTAAATCTCTAATATTTTCATCCAATGTTGAAGTACCTCCTTGAGGAGTTTCATAACTAACGTCAAGTATATCCAAAATTTCACTTGGGAAATTACTTAAATATTCTATACTTGATGTTGAGTTTGTACATCCTGAGAAATCTACAACAAACGGTAACTCTAAAGGAATAACACATTGGGGGATACAGTTTACAGTGACGGAACTAAAACAATTAACTCCGATTGTGGAACAATCTACGTTTGCTGTAGTTAATATTGACCAAGATGGTCCCGCATCATAACCTGAAAGTCCTAAGATTCTCGTTACGAATAATTGATTAGATTGTTGTAAATAAGATTTTGCGATATACGCAGCCTCATATTTTGGGATTTGTGTATTCACAAATTTTTCAGGTGTAGTTCCACCAAAATAGGTTTGGAACTCGTCAAAATTTCTGATGAAGATTGGTTCAAAAGCGGGACCTTTTAAGGTCTCCCCTGCGATACCTAAAGTTGTAACACCAACACTCTGTGCCACAAAACTTAAATCTACTTCAGAAGTATAGACGCCTGGTGATACAAATACTTTACTATTAGCCATTGTCTTTTTTTTTGTTTAGTTGTTTTATTTTCTATATAAATATTAGTTTTTTTTGTAAAAACTTTACTTCTTCCAAACTATTTATATTTTGGTAAGATTTTATTCTGCCTTTTTTCTACCTATGGATAAAGATACTAAGAAGATAAAAAATTTGAAGATTTCTATTGAGGTTCACGAAACCCTTAAAAAGTATTGTGATAAGCGTGGGATTAAAATGTATCGGTTTTTGGAAAACCTGATAATGGAAAAATGTAAAGAAAAAAGGGATATCTACGGAGAAGATTGATTACAATAATTCTTGATTGAAAATTAAGAATGATGTATCGTTAGGAAATTGTTTGTAAATAATGATTTTTAATGTGTCCCCACTATTAATTTGTATTTCTCTAACATCGTTCCCATAATAAAGACCATTGATATAAACTTCATACCCTGACGGAGGGGTTCCACTTGATATATTATCACTATCAACAAATCTTAAGTTAACATTATAATCAAAAACTTCGGTGACTTCATTTGATGTAACTCCTGTTGCGAAATCATATCTTTTAACTGAAGGTGGATTTGGTTCTTCCTTTTTTTGTCTTTTCCTTCTTGTTTTAGTTTCCGTTTCAAAAATCTGAAAAACTCTTGTGATTGCTGGAGTAATCTCAAACTCGTCTTCATCAATAAGGAAACCTAATAACGTAAATGTATATTTTTGAATATAAAATTTTCTCTTTTCAAGATCCAACACCGATTCATCTGTTATATCATTCATTATGATCGGAATATAATGTCCTTTGATAACTTGATATGCTTGTCTTGATGCGAACTTTTCAAGAACGATTTGATTGAACTTATTAAGTTCTCTCATTCTATTACATAATATTGCTACAGTATATGTTATATCAACAGGAACTGGTTGAGGTATTTTGTAAATATCCATGCCATGTCTCTGTCCATCCCATGTTGGGACTTTGGCATAATAATATTGTCTTCTATTTGGTATATTCCATCTTAATGCCGGATTTGTCCCAAATTTAACTTCGGGAGTTCTAATGGTTGTTATAAATGGAGGTTCAACATTTTTATCGATATTTTGGAAATCCCAAGTTTCAACAAACTGAGACCAATTCTGAGTGGTTATCATAATATCAACAGTTGGCATTATGGACCCTTCAACAACACATCTTAATTCATCTCTAACAAAATCTAAAAACCCACGATCCAAATCTGCGTGCAATAAAGATTTTGGAAGATAAGTTCCATCATCAGAAATCATATCCGCAATCTCATGTCTTCTCGGAGTTAAGATTTTTTTCTCAATCAGAGGAATACTTTTTTTTATTTGTTTCGGGAACCCCATATTAATTTACTAAAAATATTTTATTCTCTAAATTTATCATTTCGACCTCATTAGCCCTAAAAATAGGTTCCTGAGTTTTTTTAATTAAAAATGTGTCATCAAAATATGGGTTATATTTAATAACAACATCTCTTTCAGGACTAGGCATATTTTCACACGGATTTTCACAATAATCAATTAATGTTCCTGTAACGTAAGCGTGTACATTTTTTTGTTTAACTTTTCTAACCTTTTGTTTTCCTGTTTCACTAACTAAAAATTTTACATTTTTCAATCTAACGTAATCGGCTTTCAAAACTACGATACCACCAAATGTAACTGAGAACATATTTCTTGTGATGTCGTAGTAAACTTTAACGTGTTTGTTAATTAACAAATTAGGGTCTCCTTTAATGGAGTATATTAATTCTTTATTTTGAGATTCACTTAATAATAGTTTCATAGTCCTCTAAATTCATTTGGTCCAACAGGTGATGCACTTATTGTACGATAAAAAGGTTTATAACCTGCATAGGTATGTTTATTGTCAGATACGACACGACCATCATTATTAACCGTATAGTATCTAACTAACGTTTCAGTTTCATAATAACCAATGTAATCACCAAAATTAATATCAATTCCTAAATCATCTAAAGTTTTTTGGTAAACTGAAATTCTTATATTACCCGGTTCCATTTGATCCACTCTTGTTGAACCTAATAATTTATTTTCAGGTGCCGATACTTGTACAAAAGCATTAAATTCAATTGGAGGTAAAAACTTAATACCATCTGATACAGTTTCACCATATACATCATCTGTTTTTGTTTTGTATCTATCAACACGATATAGTACACAGGTAAAATTCATATCACCCACCAACCATTCTTCTCCCATTGAAATGTCAAGGTCGAAATCGTTTGATCCAAAAAATTTACCTATCCTTGTAATAGGAACTTTATTTGCCATATTTTCGGTATTTATTGATAAATATCTTTTTTATTGTTATTTTTATTAAAAAGGAAAATTTGGATATTAATCAATCATTAATAGAACGAAAAGCGTTAGAATTGTTAGACACCTATTCAGGTGCTAATAACTATATTCTATACCTTAAAACCAAAAAAGAAACTAATAAAAAGTTTTACCCAACAAGAACCCAATCAGATTACATTATTAACTATTTAAATACCACACCAAAGATTGCTCGTAAGTGGGTTGAGTTGGATACTTACTTCGCTAAAAAGTTTGCCGAAGAAAAGTATCTACTTGAAACTCCTGAAAATATCTTTATAGAAAAGTTGTTGGTTGAGAAAGAAAAATCTTATCACGTTTGGGCTAAATTCTTTGAGAAAGACAAATTAAGTGAATTTTGGATACCTAAATCCGCTCTTATTAAATCACATAATGTTGAGAAGGTTGATGTTGATTATACTAAATATAGTCATAGACCACCGCTACAACATCAAAAAGAAGCAATAGAAAAATTAGCAGGATCAAGAAGATTTATTCTTGCTGATGATATGGGACTTGGTAAAACAACCGCAACAATTATTGCTGCCTTAGAAACGGGAGC